CTATACTGACGCTTCAACTTCAAAACCTACATGGGCTAATCACTTAGCTGCATCTAACACTGCAACAGACATTGTTGGATTCGTAAGTGACGATCCTTATGAAAGATTTGAGGTTCAATCAAATAACGCAGGTGCTTCTGCACAGACTGACGTTGGAAACAATGCTGACATTGCTTACACAGCTGGATCATCTCCAAACTACATTTCAAAAGTAGAATTGGATGATGCTTCTCTTGTAGCAACTACTGCACAGTTGAAAATTGTTGGTGTGTCTAAAGATCCTGATAATTCAGATTTAACAGCAGCTAATGTTAACTGGGTTGTTACGATCAATGAGCACTTCTTAAAACAAACAGCCGGAATATAAGGAGAATAAATTATGGCGATATCACGAGGACAACTAGTTAAAGAACTAGAGCCAGGTTTGAATGCTTTATTCGGTCTGGAATATAAACGTTACGAGAATCAGCATGCTGAAATATACACTACTGAGTCTTCAGACAGAGCGTTTGAAGAAGAAGTTATGTTATCAGGTTTTGCTCAAGCACAGACAAAAGCTGAGGGTTCTGGTGTAACTTTTGACAATGCTCAAGAGACTTACACTTCAAGATACACTCACGAGACTGTAGCTTTAGCATTTTCAATCACTGAAGAAGCGGTTGAAGATAACCTATATGACAGACTTGGAAGTAGATATACTAAAGCATTAGCTAGATCTATGGCGAACACTAAACAAGTTAAAGCGGTTAATCCGTTGATTAATGGTTTTGGTACATTCACTTCAGGTGATGGTTCTGCATTATTTGCAACTACTCACCCAACAATTAGTGGAACTGTGTCAAACACATTAGCAACACCTGCCGACTTGAATGAAACTTCATTAGAGCAATCATTAATCGATATTGCTGCAATGACAGACGAAAGAGGTCTAAAAATTGCTGCAAGAGGTGTGAAAATGATTATTCCTTCTGAGCTTCAATTCACTGCTGAGAGATTGATGAAATCTCAAGGTAGAGTTGGTACTGCTGATAATGATATTAATGCAATCGTTTCTATGGGAATGGTTCCTCAAGGTTATAGAGTGAACAATTTCTTAACTGATCCAGATGCATTCTACATTATCACTGACGTGCCTAATGGAATGAAGTACTTTGAAAGAGCAGCTATCAAAACTGCTATGGAAGGTGACTTCGACACTGGTAACGTAAGATACAAAGCTAGAGAAAGATACTCATTTGGTGTATCTGACTATAGAGGTATTTTTGCATCACCAGGTGCATAATAATTAAAAATTTTGAGGCGAGACACAATCTCGCCTCATTATCAAAATAGAAAGAAAAAATGACTCAATATAAATACTTAATAAAAATATTTACAAAACATCTTCAAACAAAATTTGAAATTGAAAGTGATAAAGAGATAAATAATGCGGATGAGCTAAATAAACCCATTATTGACTTTTTAGGAAAATCTGATATAAAATGGGAACAAAATGATATGCAATACACTAGTACTGCAAATGATTTTTACATAACCTATGAGGAGGTTACAAATGGCTCAGGACAACATGGTATTGTTCGCAAAGAAACTGAAACTCGAGTCTAGATGGAACGAGTTGTTTCTTGAAAATAAAGGACAAATAACACCTGAAATGTCTGTTATTGGTGATGAGATCAAAATAGTAATTAGATCTATTATCAGGCAACAGGAAGAGCAAGTCCAAAGCAATCCTAAAGATGGTGAGATTCATCTTTACGCTGGTTAATTAGGACTAATACATCGTTGAAATATATGTTTCTTCGTAGGGATTTCTTGCACTTTTTAATAATTTCATATATAAATTAATCACTATACATAAATTAATTCTGCATAGACGAGTATAGTCGACGGCCTAGAGACTATGTAGAAATAACTAGGAGGATACTATGGCAAATACTACATTTAGTGGACCAGTATTATCAGATAATGGTTTTATTGTTCCTACTTTCACATTAGCAACTTTACCTACAGCAACAGCAGGTTTATTAATCTATGTTTCTGACGCAACAGGTGCATCTTTAACAGGATCTCTTTGCTTTGGTAATGGTACTAATTTTGTAGATGTTACTACAGGTGCTGCAGTAGCATAATTAATTATAGAGCTCCTTCGGGAGCTCTTAAAATTTAGGAGAAAATAAAATATGAAATCAGATGTAAAAGCAGTAAGAGTTGCAGCAACTGGTGCCGTATTCGCTGGAAGAACAAGATCCAACAGGAGATGTCTTTGCATTTAATATTCCAGAAGACGGAATTTTATTTCCTGGAGGAATGAAAGTTTCTACTATTACAAACATTGCAGGCGCAACATTACTTATAGATAAGTAGGAGGCTGAATGGCAACTTCCGGAACTACAGTTTTTGAATCAGGTTTTTCTATATCAGATATTGTAGAAGAAGCTTATGAAAGAATTGGAATAAAAGGTGTTTCAGGTCATCAATTAAAAACTGCAAGACGTTCTTTAAATATAATGTTTCAAGAATGGGGTAATAGAGGTTTACATTTTTGGGAAGTAAAAAATAATTCAATTACATTAGTTGATGGTCAAGCAGAATATACAATGTATAGATCAACCGCTGATGGTACTTCTGATGCAACAGCTGTTTATGGTGTTGATGACATATTAGAAGCAAGTTATAGAAATTCTTCTAATGTTGATTTTTCTCTAACAAAAATTAATAGATCAAATTATCAAGGTCTATCTTCTAAAACACAAGAAGGAACTCCAACACAATATTTTGTACAAAGATTTATTGATAAAGTTACTATCACTTTATATTTAACTCCAGGAAGCACTGAAGCCGGAAACCTGCTTAACTATTATTATGTCAGCCGGATTCAGGATGCCGGGAACTATTCTAACGAAGCAGATGTTCCTTATAGATTTGTACCTTGTATGGTTGCAGGACTTGCTTATTATTTAGCAGTTAAAGATGCACCTGATAGAATTCAAATGTTAAAAATGTTGTACGAAGATGAATTAAAAAGAGCTTTAGAGGAAGATGGTTCTTCATCAAGTACATTTATAACTCCAAAAACTTATTATCCAAATGTCTAGATCAAACGGAAAATATGCACAATTTATTTCAGATCGTTCTGGTATGGCTTTTCCATATAAAGAAATGGTTGTTGAATGGAATGGCTCACGTGTTCATGTTTCAGAATTTGAACCAAAGCAACCTCAATTAGAACCTAAACCAGCTGTAGCTGATCCACAAGGTTTACAACATGCAAGACCTGCAAGAGTTGAACCTGCTACAGAAAATTTATTAAATGGTAATCCTTTTAGTTTAACTTCAGGGTCAAGTATTGTAACAGTTACAGAACTTTCACACGGAAGATCAACAAATGATACTGTAGTTTTTAGAAATGTAGATGGAAGTCCAGGAGGTTTGGTGTATTCTTTATTTGAAAATGGCTCAGGATTTAGTATAACAGTTATTGATACAAATAGTTATAGTTTCGATTGTGGAAGCAATGCAACTGTAACGGAAAATTCAGGAGGAATGTTAGTGACCGCTGGTCCAATAACACTTACACCATAATGGCTTACACTTTAGCAAACTTACAAGATGATATTAGAAATTATACAGAAGTAGATGATTCTGTTTTAAACACAGGTATTATAAATACAATAATTAAAAACGCAGAAAATAGAATTTATAGAGAAGTAGATTCTGATGATAATAGATTTTACGCAACATCTAATCTACAAGCTGGAAATAGATATGTAACTATTCCATCTGATTTAAGATTTATAAGATATGCTCAATTAACTGATTCATCTGGTAATCAAGTATTTTTAGAAAAAAGAGATACATCTTTTATGGCAGAATATTATAATACACCTGGAACGCAATCAGGATTACCAAAATATTATGGTAATTGGGATGCAAACTATTGGGTGGTTTCTCCTACTCCAGACAGCACTTATTTGATTACTTTAGCTTATACAAAACAACCAGATTCAATAACCGCTTCACCAGGGAGCACACAAGGTACTTATACAAGTAATAAATATCAGGATTTACTTTTATATGGATGTCTGGTAGAAGCATATGGATACTTGAAAGGTCCCGCAGATATGTTACAATACTACGAAGGATCTTTTAATAAAGCTTTACAATCGTACGCGATCGAACAACAAGGTCGTAGACGCCGGGACGAATGGCAAGATGGGGCCCTTCGAACACCACTTAAATCTCAATCACCATCATAATTTAAGGAGACAAATAAATGGCAAACATAGTACCTGACTCTTTTAAAACAGACCTACTTGGTGGTGTGTTTGATTTTGATTCTGGCGGATCAACTTTCAAACTTGCACTTTATACATCGTTAGGTGGTTT